TGTGTCTATTGCTGGCGTATCGCTAACAAGCAATGTCGCTCGCTTTTACTGCTACGACAACACATTCGTAGTTGGCCAAGCACTAACGGTCAGCAAGTGTGGCGCACCGTTTGACGGATCGCGCACAGTGACCAAGGTTGGCGTTGACGAGTACGGCGTGACATTCTTTGAAGCCGCAATCACCAATGCGGACATCACAAAGCGATCAGTCATTCCTAATGGGCGAGCAGTGTTGACCAGCCAAGCAGCTCTTTACGACACGACCCCAGAAGTACGCGAAGCGGCTATTGCCGTTGCTTGCGACATCTGGATCACACGCACTGGCACACTTGGCCAGCAAGGTGTTGATTTTCAATCTCCAGCGCCATACCGATTGGGTCGCTCAATGCTAACTCGGGTATCTGGCCTACTAGGCAAGCACCTGGATACCCGAGGCTATCTTGGCTAATCTAGCGACTTACCGATCAACGCTTGCCGCGACTCTTGCAGCTGCCGGGCGCGTAGTTTACTCATACCCTAATGAGAACATCACGCCACCTGCCATTGTGCTTGTGCCGGGATCTCCTTACATCACGGTGTCAGCCATTGGCGGCGCTCGATGCAATGTGCGCTTTGACATCACAGTGATCGTCAACGCAGCTGACAACCAGGCGGCCTTGGCCAACTTGGAAACTTTAATCTTTAGTGTCACGGATCTACTAGCCAATAACATCTCATTCTTGGGTGGATGGTCACAACCCACAGTCCAGCAAATCGGAAACGCCGATATGCTAATCAGCCAACTCAACATCGAGATGGTCACAACCAACTAGAAAGGCAAGTCATGCCAGCAACATACATAACTGGTCGGAATCTGACCTTGAGCATCAACTCGGTGTCATACGCAGATCAGGCAAGCACAGTCACATTGGAACGCGAAAACAATCAGCAGGTGTTGGAAGTCCTATCGGGTCGCGCTTACAAGACCGTTGATAAGTTTGCAACATTAAACGTGGAACTATACCTAGACGACACATCCAGCGCTGGCATTATTTCAGCGCTATGGGATGCAGCGAACAGCGCGCCAGATACATCTTTGGCTTTCAGTTTCGATGTAAACGGTGACACATTTACTGGCAACGTATTCCCAGTATTCCCAACAGTCGGTGGCGCGGCCACTGACGTACTGTCCACATCTCTCAGCTTTGTTGTTGAGGATGGAACAGTCGCTAGAGCCTAACGAATAGAACAGGGCAACCATTATGCAATACAACGTCACTACAAAACAGGGCAACAACTACATAGTGAGCGATGAGTCGGCTTGGCTGTGGATTGAGATCGAACGTGAACTCGGTTACACAGTCAGCCAGGCAGCTGAAAAGATGAGCAACGGTTCATTAGATGTCATTACTTGTATGCTTTTCAAGGCCGCTAAGGCCCAAGGGGCTACAAAGATGCCAAACCAGCAAGCCTGGGTTACCAATGAGTTTGAAACCTTTGAGGTGGTCGAGGAAAGCCCAAAAGAGAACTAAGGGACACGCTGGTGCGGATCGCAACATCTACCGGCATCCCTTTGGCCGATCTTTTGACTTGGTCGCTCGCTGACATAACGACAGCAGTAACGCTGATACAAGAGAGGAATGGTCATGGCTGACAAAGTAACCGTCAAGATGACCCCTGACTCTCGGGATCTTAAATCGCTTTACAAGGCATTTAGAGAGATGGATGAGGGCGCAAAGAAAGCCCTAAAGGATGATGTCACAAGCATTAGCCAATGGTCAGCTGGCGAAATGCAATCGAGTTACAATTTAAACCCATTGCCAGCACAAGCCCAAAAGGTCGCAGCTACAATCCGAGCCAACAAAGACCGCATACCTAACGTCACAATTGGTGGCAGTAAAGGCCGATTCAGTGGCGGCGCAGTATCTGGTCAAGTCTTATTTGGTTCAGAGTTTGGTGGACCAGCGCCGTTTGAGAATGGTGGTCGGCGTTTTCCTGATCGTTCACGCCCACAAGGTCGCGGTAACGAGGGCTATGGCATTTTCATAACACTCAAAAAAATACAGCCAGAGTTGACACGGCGTTGGAAAGATGCCGTAAGCAAAAGAGTTATAGAAAAGTGGGATAACAACAATGGCTGACGTGAGAACACTAAAACTTAATTTGCTTGCTGATGTAGACCAGTTTGGTCGAAGCCTTGCACAAGCAGACAATGATGCCAAGGGATTTGCTGGTGGCCTTAAAAAATACGGCAAGATTGCCGCTGCTGCTTTTGTAGTTGCTGGCGCAGCCGCCGCCGCTTATGCAGTCAAGATCGGCATCGATGGTGTAAAGGCCGCAGTCGAGGATGAAGCATCACAAAAACAACTTGCCGAAGCCTTAAAGAATACCACTAACGCAACAGATGCACAGATCAAGTCAACCGAGGCTTACATAACCAAGCAACAGTTGGCCTTTGGCGTAGCCGATACCAAGTTGCGCCCGGCATTGGCGAACCTAGCACGAGCCACTAGCGATGTAGGTAAGGCACAAGAACTGACGAACCTTGCCTTAGACATTTCCGCATCTACTGGTCGGGATCTTGAAACCGTATCGCTGACTCTTGCCAAGGCTTACAACGGCAACATAGGCGCACTTACCAAGTTGGGCATTCCACTTGATGAAAACATCAAGAAAACCAAAGATTTTAACGTAGTCCAAGATGAACTTGTACGGTTATTTGGCGGCGCAGCTAAAGCCAATACCGAAACCTATGCAGGGCAGTTGGCTATTGTTACAGAACGCGTAGGCGAACTCAAAGAGTCTATCGGTGTTGCATTACTGCCAACCATGAAAACATTGCTAGAAGAAGTTAACAAAGTTGCCAAGGGATTTAGCGGTGAGGATCCAGAGGGATTAAGTAATCGTGCTCGGGAACTAGCTGGAAACTTTGAGGGCGATGGCGCATTTAGTCTAGGTGGCGCATTGCGATCAGTTGCCGATGCTTTTGGCAATCTATTCTCAACTGTCACAGACGGCGGTCCGGGTGCTGCCAGCATGATGGAACGGATCGCAGCATCACTAGAAACAGTTGCCAACGCAATCAACTCCATCTCAAATGCTTATCAAGCTGCACTTCCTGCATTGCGATTCATTCAAAACCCATTAAACTTAAACATTCCAGAAGCAGGGTTCACCCCACGACCAAAGGCAAGAGCAGCTGGCGGATCAGTTATGGGTGGTCAGCCTTACCGCGTAGGCGAGTTTGGCCCTGAAGTGTTTGTGCCATCAGGCTCGGGATCTATTCGCCCAGACAATGGATCTGGCCAAGGCGTGACCATAATCATGAACGGTGTCATAGACGGTGAGTCTGCTCGCCGAAGCATTGAACGCCTACTGCAAGACTCCTCAAGGCGCACAGGGGCAGTTAATCTAGTCGGGGCTACATTGTGACCACCTACGATCCTTATCCCACAGTGACCTTTGCAGGGGCTACAACTTACGCGGATAACACGATCTCATCTATTTCGATTCGATCTGGCCGTGACGATGTAACCAGTCAACCGCAACCAGGCTACGCATCCATCAGCCTTTGGACAGATGCCAGCGACCCGTTGAACGTAGCCTTGAGTCAATCCGTGTCAATCTCGATAGACAAGGGAACGACTGGAACGCAAGAAATCTTTGCTGGCATAATTTCGGACATCGACATCAGCCTGGATGCTTACGGGTCAGAGGGTTCAATCGCTCGCTATGCCATCACGGCAGTTGGCCCACTTTCTCAACTAAACCGTCACTTGGTTGGCGGTAGCAATTACGCAAAAGAATTTGACGGCACTCGAATCTTGAACATCCTAACTGAAGCCTTTTTGCAATCATGGTCAGATGTTGGCGCAACCATTAAATGGGCAGATCTGCCTAATGGCGTTACTTGGGCTAGTTACGATGCAACGAATCAAGCCTTGGTCGATAACTTGGTGGCCAATGTGGATGTGCCTGGGCAATACGAATTAGAGGCCTACAACGATGGCGAGGCCGATGCTTACACACTGACAACACAAGCTGCCAACTCGGGGCGCGGTGTGATTTGGGAAGGTGGCGATGGAGACCTGCACTATGACGATTACCAAGCCCGAGCCAGCGCAACCCCATTGGAACTCACAGCTGACGACATTCTTGCCCGAGGCTTACGCACCGCCGCGCAATGGGGCGAAATTGTAAACGATGCCAACGTGACATACCGGGCAGGTACGGCCAACGCTAGA